GTTTGAGTTGCACCAACTTTTCTACTAGTATCATATTCAATGCCTGTAAACTCAAAAGACATTCTAGGCAAACTCATAGATACTGGTTTATTCAGATCTGGTTGCTGATCAATTCTTGCTAAAAACTTTTGTGTTGGACCATATGCCAACGGAACTTTAATAATCGCTTGCGGATCAGCAGAAGTATCACCATCCCTATGAATAGTGATATTGTTGAAGAGTGTACCGAATCCGATTACGGTTTTTCTAAAAATTTGATGGTAAAAATGATCAAACATAATTATACATTTCCAAATGGGTTACTTTCACTAAAGTCTAAAATATTATCTGCTTCAGACTCTATAGTTGCATTTTGAGGGAATCCAGTTTCTGGAAGATCATCACTATTTAGATCACTTATACAGAACCTTGTAGAAGTCTCTTGACCAACTATGTATTCTCCTTTTTGGAAGGTTCCTACAATTTGACCAACTCTTAACTCCCGTGTAACAGCATTCCAAGTTTTAACTTGAGCAGTTGCACTACTTGCCGTACCAACTATATCTTCTCCTCTATCAAACGAACCAGTTCCTCCAGTCTGTACTGGTGGTGCGATTAATATTTCTGGAGAATCAGTATAATATCCACCACAAGATTCGTAAATAAGTGCTGTAACTGAACCTGCAGCAGATACAACTGCCTTCACTACTGCTGGTATAGTTGTACTACCAATACCACTATATCCATCGGGTGCAAACGCTACAGTTGGAATACCAATATAACCTCCACCTCCATTAGTGATAGTAATAATACCACAAACACCATCAGCAATATTAACTATTCCATATGCACCACTTCCTGTATCAGTCATGAAACCAACTCTAGGTGCAGTAGTATATCCAGAGCCTGGATTTGTTAAATTGACTGCTTGAACTCTTGATAAATCTGCATTTGGTTCACAGAAATCAACAAGTCCAGAAATCATTGAAGCAACACCAACTGCATTTGTTCCTCCACTTGGAGCAGAAGAGAATGCAACTTGAGGTGCTTGATTATATCCAGAACCTCTTTTAGATACAATAATATTACGGACACCACCATTAACTAGAGTTGTAACAGCAGTTGCTTGTGATGCTATTCCAGCAAGGGTCATTGTCTGAATATAACCTTCTTCTTCAACATTATCATCAATAAAGTCAATTCCAGTATCAACCTCTTCATCGTTGTAGATGAATAGTTCACATCTCAATTCATAAACATAATTCTTCTGTAGTTGATAGAATGGTTTTTCATGCTCAACATATTTAATTTCAAACAATCTATCTCCCAATGGGAAGTATATTAAATCTCCTTCTTTTGGTCTTGATGCTAATTTAACACCTTTTAAAGGTTCTATTCTATTCCTAATTTCTTGCTCATATCTTTCTTTTGATATGATTAATGTCATATCATCTAACTCTTGAACACCAAACTTAGATAGAAGTGTTCCTGCTCCAGAGTATCCATCAAATGTCTCAACATATGCTTCTAAAGGAATAGCATTAGCAAAGTTAGATCTGGAGACTTCCTCCATAACTGTTTTTTCAGCACCAAAATTTCTTGGTATGTAATAAACTTCCACACCAAACATCTTCAGTTGTTCATTCACTAAGTCCTGAACAAGACTTTGTTCTCCCTTAGAACCATGTAGAAAAAACGGGTTAAGTGCCATTATCTTAACCTATCATATCTAAAGGTGGTAACTCGTATGTAGAAGACATCTTCTCGATAAGGGCATCCATCTCTCTTTGTCCATCATCCTGTATTTGTCTCCCATTCATTTCAATACCACCAGGTAATTTAACTCCTTGGAACTTACTTAAATTAACACCCCACTGACGCTTAATTACAGCAGTCAAATAAGGTTTTAAGAATCTATCATTCCATATCTGTTCAGAAGTCGCAGGATCTAATGCTCTATAACAATCAAGAATTATATAAGTACCCACTTCAATAGATCTCCAATCAATATCAAGATATAACTTATCTTCTCTTTGATTGTATCTTATTTGTTTTTGTGTTGATAATAACCAATCTAAATCTTCAAGATAACTCTTGGTCATTGAATATGTTAATAATTCAGTTGATCCCAAATAATAAATGTCATTCAAGAATAACTGATACTTGATACTGAACATTCCAGCAGAAAGTCCACCACCACCTTCAAATTTAAAAATCTTTGATACACCCATAACTGAGGGTGGAACTTTTATATAATTACCAGTCTCATACCAATTAAATGTCACATTCCCTTGACCAGGAATATTATCATTTACGGAAGTAGTAGCAATACCAACTTTACCTCCCTCATGTGGATTCGCAACAGTACCCCTATCAATATCCTCTTGAGTAATTTGATACTTTAAGAATGCTTGAGTTGTACCATCAAAATGACGTTCATGGAATAATTGAATAGCATCATCTACCAGATCATCAATCTGTTCATCAGCTACATTGATCTCCAATACAGGAGCACCTAGTTGCCTCTTGCAATAATCTATTAAAGTTTGGCGACTGGTTGGTTTTGCCATTTTACCTATCTAATAATTTGCTTATCATATCTTTAATTTCACCTATATCAGATTTGAGATCTTGAACCTTAGATTCAAGTTCATCAACTCTCCGAACATCTTTTTGCTTTAAACGCCGTAGGGCAAGATATTTATCATGCCCTTTTCTATCAACGTTAATTATGGCGTTGGACTCAGTATCTCGTAAAAGATAACTATGTCCTTCAACTTTTAGAAAACGTTGTTCCATATTATGCTAGTGCAATTGCCCTCAAATCCCTTATTCTAGGTGGATATGCCTGATTTGTAGATGTTCCTACAATCTTGACACTAAAGTACCTGAATTCAGGAAGGTTATCTATAGTGAACTCATAATCACTGAATGGAATGTTATCACTTCCATGTGCTAACACGTCGGTCTTAGGGATCTTCTTATCAGGAAGTCCACTGTTCTTAGCAATATCTAGGATATTACCATTAACATCAAAGTTACCGTATCCAGGGAATGGATAATAAATTGGTTCAGATTCAAGACTATCAGAGATTGCGTAGAATGCTCTAATGTCACTAAATGTATTCAAGTATGCTGCCAATAGAACCTTAATAGATGTAGCAGAATTTTCTAATGCAATTGGTTTATTTGCATAGATAAACGCTGTTGGATCATCTACTAGAGTTGACGCTCTAGAATCTCCAGCATAATCTGTAATTGGTTGGTTAACTCTATTACTAATGAGTACCATACCAACTCTATCTAAGTCAATAACTGGTGAGATATCACTATCTGCAGTTGATAACGTAAATGTTACCTCCAGTGACTTATTGCCAGGACGAGAATCTAATTGGGCAAGTTCATTAACCTTAGATGCAATCATTCTTGGTGCTTCAAGGAATGTATCATCTTCCATATTAATTGGGACTGTTTCAGTCTCAACGAATGAGGATTCTGATCCATCAATACTTGTTGCAGTAGTACCTTTAAGTTCACCTTTGATAGAGGTATTTGGTAATACCATTGTCTGAACAATAGGTTTAATTGCTTCAAATTGTATATTTTGTGTTGCATGTATTGCATCACCACCAGCAGATTTAGACTCATTAATGAATAATTTACCAAATCCAACACCAGTACTTCTATCAGTACCAGATGCAGAAGACATATCAAGTTTCAAATAATAAGAATCAAGAGTTATGGGTCTTACAGGTGTTGCATCTTGTAATGTATGAGTTTTGTTAATACGTCTCAAGGAGACTCCATTAACTTCATACTTCTCAACTGGTGTCTTATTTGGATATGTAAACGGAATTGTTTGATCGATAGATCTTGTAATTCCAGTCAATGATCCAGCAGCAATTCCAGTATAAGAAATAATCTCATCATTAACCTTGATGTAACCAGGGTTAGTAGCAGCAACGCCAATATTTTCAAAGGATTCAAATCCTTCAGTATTAGCAATACCAATAGCAGCAGAACTGGCATTAGTATACTCTGCAGATAAGGTAGTTGCCTTGATGTCTGATATGACATCACTGATGATTACCTTATTAATCCTTTCATGCATACCGTGGTTCTTATGATTCACTTTAATATGCATTCCATCTTCTTCTAGTGAATTTAGAGCAAAATCGCTAATTACAACATCAGAACCAAATCCAACGGATACCATAGTAGTAATTCCACTAGAAGGACTGATAAATTGTAATGGTTTTGCACTACTAATCTCAAAATCACCTTGGACGTTATCTAAAACCAAATCATTGATTCCAGTAACTGCACCTAATGATAGTTGCATATTTCTACCCAACTGATCATTACCAATTGTAGGTATGGTTAAAACGTCACCAACTTGATATCCAGAACCACCAGCGTTAATGGTTGCAGCAATTGCAACACCATTTGTACCACTAACAGCACCGATAGTAATATCAGCAGTTGCGTTCTTACCAATTCCACTAAATGATGCCAAA